CCGAAGTAGGCTTCTGCAACCATGTAAGCTGCGAAGGCTCAAAGCGGATTGGGCCGAAACCACCAGCAACCTTAACGCCGTTCAATTGAAGCTGCGTGAGGTCGGTTGGTGTTGCGTCAGCTTGCGATGCGTAGCGGTCAACGCGGCGCTGTGCCGAGTGGATAGCTGCAAAGAAGCTTTCCTGATAGAAGTCGCCGTCGAAGCCAGTGGTCGTCAAACGGATTGCGCCGTTAGATGCACCATTGAACTTGTCAACCATCTGCGAAAGCGTCTCGATGGTGGCTGGCATTACATATTCGTTGAATACTTTCATTTGCGAAAGTGACATAACTTAAAATCCTTTATGGTAGGTCAGGGAACATTTGTTTGATTGCGTTTACCCGCTGTCCTTTATCGCCACCCAAGTTGCCTTTAGGCGCGAAAGCTGCACCATTACTGTTACCGCCAGTGGCTCCACCACCAGAGTTAGCGGGAGCAGAAACGAAGTGTTTGCCTTCGTCACTTGCGGCCCATTCAGTAATCGCTTCATACAACGGCTTTTCACCCATAAGTGCGGAATATTGCCCATTTTCAGCTACCAGCTTGGTTTGAGACTTGAGCATGGCTTTCGCGGCAGCCATATATTCAGTCTTAATGCCAGCTTTTAGCATCGCGTCGTTTAGCCCGTTGTCGATTAAATATGACTGCAAAGCCCCGTCTTTTTCAGCAATGGTGCTTGTCAGTGTTTCAATCGTCTTGGTGCTATCCTTGGCCGTTTTATCGAGTTGCAATTTCAGCGTTTCATTTTCAGTTTGAAGCGCCATAAAATCGTTTGGGTCTATCTCCACGCCCTTTGCTTTCGCACGAGCAATTTTGACTTCTCCTAGAAGTTCGCGGTTTTTGGCGCTCAACGCCTCCATTGCGGCTTCTAACTCTGCTATCCGTTCTTCACTCATAAGTTTGTCCTCTGGACTATTGTTGCCCCTCTGGAGCGGTTGATGCCTCAGCACAGCTTTGGCATAATTCTTTTATTATCACGCTGCGAACAATAATGCTATAGGCGCGATAATTGTGTCAGTGTGAGCGGGTTGCCGCTCTGGTCTAATAGTTGCGACAAGGTAATCTTGCCGGAGCGCCACAATTCAGCCTTGCCCTTGCCCAACATCTTGTCTGCAAATTCGGGCGGCTTGTTCTTTAAGAATTGGTCGAACGATAAATCGGCGGCAACCTGTCCATCCATGCTTGCACGGGTTGTCTGCGAGATTTCACTTGCAACAGGTTCGCCGCGTATTTCAGCAAATGACTTGGTGATAGGCACAAAGCTTGAGCGGCAGGCCCAATGAGCCGGAGGCCCACCATCCCAAGGTATATCGTGACCGATTGGCTTGAACTTAGGGAAAGTCCATGTCTTGCCCGACCGCGCAATGCAGATGTTGCTTGTGCGGCTATCCAGCGTTGAAACCCATTGCACCGCCTTAACGATGTCTTGGTTCTCCATAAGGCCAGCCAATCGCGCCTCATTCGCAATAGTTTGAACGCCTGTGCGAGTTATAGCCATTGCATCGCGTCTTGCCTTAGCAAGCGCCTGTGGGCCTTTGTCCGAACCATTGCCGACAATCGCCTTGGCTATTTCCCTATTGGTCTGTCCAAGCGTTACGCCATTCTTAATGGCCCGTTCAATGTCGAACCTTGCGGATTGGTTCAATCGGCTAAACCATTCGCGGATTGTCGCGCCCTGTATCAGCGCCGACTTAGCAATAGTGTCGAGAACGGATGCTGGCGCGATAACTGTATCTATGCCGACCGAAACGAATGCGCTTTGCAGGAATGCAGCTTCAGCGGCAGCCAGCTTAGAAAGGTCTGGCACTGGCAGCGACATAATCGCTTTGAGTTCCTCAATTGCCTTAGCCAGTCGCCTGCCCTTATAGCCGGAAAGGTCATCTCCCTTTAACGCCTTTTCAATCTGTGCAGCTATCGCGTCCAGTTGCTTGTTTAAGGCAGCATCTTGCCCAGCAATAACCCGCTGCAAAAGCAGTTGCCGTATAATGATTAGGTCATGCAGTTGGTCAGATACGGTCATCTAGTCAGCGTTCGCCATCCAGAGGGATGCGGACAGGCCATACTATTTGATAGGGGAAGCCCTCTTGCGCGGTCACGTCGCGGAGTTCCTGCCTGTATACTTGCCAAGATTGCGGCACAGGTTCTTGCCGCTCATAGGAAAGCGTGACAAGCCAATCCGTATCAGTCAGCAAGGCGTTCCTGCGCTCCCGCATGGTCTGGGCCACTTGTGCCTCTGGCAGCGGTTGCGCGTTATAATGAACCTGCCAATGACCATCGACTTGGTAAAATTCGGATTGCTCTAATTCGTGCGTGTCTGGGTCATATGCTGGACGTGGCAACTCTGTAACGGGAAAAACGCCATATTCAGCCAGCATCTCTACAGGGATTGGCTCCGGAAAACTTGTGTTTGGATTATCCAAACGCAGCCAACTTACTAGATATTCGGTTGGTTCGTCATTGATTAAGCGAATAAACATAGCGTCTCCTGTTACCTAATAGTTAGGTAAAATGTCTGTAGGTTTTGCGAACCTAAGTCGGTTATGCTGGCAACGATATTGCCTACAGCATTGCCGCTATTTATCAAAGTGTATTTGCCATAAAACGGGTCATTCTGCCCATTGGTGGTTGCATACTCAAACGATGCGCTTGGGCTATACCCTGTCCATTGCAGCCATCCAGTTGGCGCATCTGTTTGCGAACAGGCGTGGCCTATCGCTAACAGTGGCCCAGCAACGCCCGATATGTTTATGGTGTGAGATGCAGCCGCCGATGAACCATAGTTCTCAATATCCAATGCGGTCACAGTGGCAATCGCTTTTGACGGCCTCCATATCCATAGCTGATTTATTGTAAAGCCAAACAAACCAGCATTATTGGTCAGCGTTGTGAAGTTTGTGCCAATGTCGCCAGCGGTCAGTATCTTGTAAAATGCCGAAATACGGATGTTGTTGGCAACACTGTTGGCGATAGTGCTAACCTTAGTCCACCCGCTTGGAGTAAGGTCTGGCGGCGTTGCGGAAGTGCTGCGCGCAAATGACAGGATGACTGCTAGGTCGCCTACCGCTAGGCCGGAGGCCGGAACTGTTATGTTGCTCACAAAACTGCTTGTGCTTGAGACTTGCGAGAGCGTCAAAGCCGCGCTGCCACTAAGCGCCGCTGCCAAGAGTTTACCCGCCAGCATTAGGCGTCACCTACACGCGCACCGTAAATCGTCGTTCCAATCTTCCAAAGCACAATAACCGTGAAGCCGGAGGTTGAGAGCGTAGGCGCAGTGCCGCCGTTCGTCTTCCAAACAACGCCAAGGGTTGACCAATTCACGGTGTAAGCAGAGCCGTCGTCAATCATCAATGTTATGGACTGCCCCGCTCCCCAATTGGCTTGAGAGGGCGTCCGGTTAGCGCCTAGCGTCCATGTCTGAATGCTGCCGTTGTTAGGGTCGATGCTAACCGTGCCGTCAGTGATGGCGAACACTTCTTCCGTATAGCCATTGGTTAGTGCAGCGCCTTCAATGGTCTTGCTCGATAACGTCTGCGTATCTGTTGTGCCAACAAAAGCGCCGCTTGGATTGGCTTTAGCTGTGAATGCGGACGTGCCGTTACCGATAACAACGCCAGTCAGTGATGCAACACCTGTGCCGCCGTTCTCCACGCCCAATGTGCCGCCAAGCGTCAGCGTTCCGGAGGTCGTGATAGGCCCACCGGTAAAGGTCAAGCCAGTTGTGCCACCGGACGCATTCACTGATGTAACTGTGCCGCTTCCGCTGCCGCCGCCACCCGTGACATTCCGCCAAACATTTAGGGTTCCGTCATAAGCAAGCGTTTGCCCATCAATAGGGCTTTCTATTAAAACGTCATGCAACTCGCCTAACTCATAGCCGTTTTGTGGCTTAATGAATATGACGCCAGCGCCGCCCGTGTTGCCCTTTACGACAAAGCCCATAAAAACCAAATGCTGCGGCGCAACAGGCTTGGTCGTTGTAAGCTGTCCAGCCACAGTCGGCGATAGGTAAAGAGGCTGCCCATCAGTCCAGTCGCTTGTATCTAGGCCGCGAACCAATCCCTCCGCAGTAATGAAACCGCTTTGGTTATTAGGGATGTCTTCAGTCGCTACGCCAAGGATAGTGGCGCTGGTCACATCGCTGCTTGCTATCGCTAGGCCCACCTCAAGCCTTTGGCCAGCCGAACCCTTTGCATAGACCGCCATGCCGTTAAGAATGGTCGCACCCGTCTTGTTGACAACGCGGTGCACAGTCTCTTGGCCGATTTGCAGGGTGACGTTGCCGCCAAGCAAGCCAAGGTCTAGCGTCCCGTCCTCTTGGTTCCATTGCATTATGCCTACGCCAGCATTAGGCGCAGGCGTCAGGTTAAATGCTAATGAATTGAGATAGGCGTTGATGTTGTAAATGCTGGCAAGGCCACCGCCGCCCTTTAATGGCTTCGGCAGGTCAATCTTGAACTCCTGCCCATCTGTCAGCGTTATGTGAAAGGATTTATCGTCACGTTGCTCGACAAGGGCAATGCCAACGCCGTCTCCGCCGTTTGCACCATTCCGGCCATCTTTGCCGTCTTTTCCGTCCTTGCCATCGACACCATCGCGGCCATTAACGCCATCGCGTCCATTCTTGCCGTCTTGCCCCTTGAGTTCGTCGCGGTTGATTTCAAACCATAAATCGACAGCAAGGGATATTTCCTCTGGCGTTGGTGTGCGGCCATCAATGCCGTCTTTGCCATCTTTTCCGTCGATGCCATCTTTGGGTTGATTAAAGTTATCGCGCAGCCACGTTTCGACTGCGCCCTTAATCTGACTGTCAATGATAACGTCGATTTTTTGTTCAGTGCGCTGGTTGGCCTGCAATACTGCATCTTGGATAGCTTGCTTAGATACAGCTTCATCCACCCGTAAATTGAGTGCAGCTATCGCTTCAATTAAAGCGCCAACAATTTCACCACTGATTGCCATTTACAGCCCCAATTTCTGACGTATCGCCGCCACCATTGATTGCTCTTGGTTTTCCCGCTGTTCGCCCTCGGCTGGCTCAATAGTCAAGTCTTCAGCAAATGAAGGCCCCGCATCATCTAGCTGCGCTTCATATTCCTCAAACTCCATAGTTGGCGGGATAAGTTCGCCGCGCTGTAAGTTGTCGAATAAAACCGACAACGGCATTGCTTCGCCTTGATATGCGCTCAATAGCGCAGTGACCATTTGTGGCTGCATCCGTGCAGCGCCAAAATCCGTATTGAGGTTAAAGACCGCATCCTGTGGAGCGCCAACCCATTCAGCCATCCAGTTAAGGCAACGCTCGATTGCATCCGATGCAGAGCGGCTGATTGACGCAAGGATAGAGCGTTCGCCAGCAGACTTCAATTCGACCGTGCCATAGGCTTCGGAACTGCGCTTATCTTCGGCAAGCATACGCGCACCCAAGATAGCCATGCGCTGCTCTTTGTCCTTCAACGCCTCGCGCAGCGTTTGCAAGCCATCGCCCTTAAACTCAAGATAGCCAGCACTGGCGGCAGGGTCAGGGAATATCCATGCGCTCATTGAGCCGACAGAAAGCGTTGCACCCTCTGGCAATTGAACGCCAGCGACATACGGAGTTGGCAAACCAGTGAAATGCAAGCCATGCTCATAGTCGGCACTATTGCGATAGTGGGCAAGGTTGGTGTCTACTAGGTCGAGCAATGGCGGCTTTTGCACTGTAGCGGTCGCGCTGTTAGCCCCAAGGATAACAAACGGGATATACGACAAGGTGCTGCCGTTTTGGATAGGATACATTTCACTTAACAGTGCGTTGTTGTCATCCATGACGCGCACCCGATAGCCTTGCTCCGTTAGGTCAAGAACGCGGTATTGCACCATCTGATTGGATGTGAACTCGTCCTCTTGCACTTCAATGGTCTCTTTAAGCACGACCATTGTTAGAACCTGTGCGCCATTGGTATAGCTGGTGCGCCAGTTGATAATGCTTTCGGCGGTGTAATAACGCAGGAATGGGCGGATGTTTAACGCCTCCGCTGCCGCAATCGTTATATTAGTCGGCGCATTGGCTGGATAATCAACCATGATGCCAACGCGGCCAACGGCAATCTGTTGTTCAACAATCTGCTCCGAAAACTCGCGCAGGTTATCGCCGCCAAGCGTGATGTCATCGGCATAAGGCTCAATCGCGGTTGGCAGTTTGTAAACTGGGTCTTTAGCAAATATCATGCCAGTGAAGGCGTCTAGTGTCCGTGCGCTTGCGTTGAAGAAGGCAGCCCGTTCCTGATAGGTGATATATTCAACATCCGTCTGGCCTGTCAGCCTTGGCAGATAGTTGTTCGTGTCGAATGACGGATTATAAAGGCTGCCAGAATAGCGCGTATTGCTAACATAGTTCTGGATTAAAGCATCCCGCCCAGCGATAACATCGCGGCACCGCTTCCACTTAAAGCGGTTAGCATCATATTCGGTGTTTGTGTTGGAGACGGACATTTACACTCCAGATATTTGGGCGAAGGAAACTACTCCCCTTCCGATAGCATATTTATACGCAATAAAATAGCCGATAGCATCATTCAAGTGGTCGAGGCCAGCCGTTTTGTCTGGTTCGCCTGATTTGTTATAGGCTTGGCGCTCCAATCCCTCAATCAAATTGGGGCATTTGTCAGGATTTACGAGCAAGCGCCGGACGCCTTGATTATAAATAATCTGGTTTACAGCCATAACCCTATCTTTCACCGCAGGGTTTTTACTATTTGCCAATACCGTGAAGCCAGCCGACCGGAGCAGCGTTAAATCCGACAAGCTGGCGTTGACGCTCTTGGTCGCCCCGCCTGACGCATCTGGATAGACTGTTATCTGGTGGCCTTGGTAACGCTCTTGCAGCGCCCTAATCATTGTGGGCGTGTCCCTAATGCCCGTCAGTTCATCAAGCGCCAGCGGATTGCCGTTGCGAATAACGCAGACAATCGCGCTCATATTGTTGACGTTGAAGTCGAGGCCAATATGCAAAGGCTCCCGTGGCTGGATTTGTTCCAGCGTGATATTTAGCTTGCGGTCGAACTCTGGGTATACGCTGCCAGCCGTTAGGTTGACAAACTCGCCATCCAGATACGCAGCCAAGAGGCTTGTGGAATATGTGCTTTGCAGGTTCTTGATGTAATCGGCGGGAAGGTTCGCAGCGTTGTC